CTGCCAGTGCGGATTCGCTTAGATTTACAAAAAACTTTGCGCTCGACTGCGGGCTATCAGAGCCAGTTGCCGAGTTCAGAGTGGCAGTATTGCCAGTGAATTGAGCTGACCCACTGTCCAAAACGGTAGTTGACTCACTTAAAGAGGACGAATAAACAACAAAACCATTAAGAATGTCGTTCGTTGCCGCCGATTCGTTTGTGATGCTAAAGTATTGCGGCTGTATCTCTGCCGAATCAAACGGAGCAGAAGAAAACGGCAAAAAGCCAAGCATTAGGATCTATCCTTGACTTATGCTGCGTCAAGACTAAAAGTGTAAGTCACATTAAGCACGTCACCGGAAACCACCGCCCTATTACCCGGCGACTGAAAGTTTGCTTCGGAAAATAGAATGCCAGAAGTTCCGCTTGCTACCGTGCAAAGGAAAGCACCCGATACAGTTCCGCCAGCGCCTGAGATTGCAAAGGATGCAACAGATCCTGAATTGTCAATAACCGAAGGATCTGCCAGGGTGGGCGTGCCAAGCGTTAGAGTTTTCCGTGTGCCGGAATAGTTTACAAATTCAATCCATCCGGCGTGAGATGCAAGGGCATCGCCAGAAGCATAAGATGCGCCGGGGCCAATAATCAGGCCAAGAAAGAACGCCGCAGTGTAAGAGCTACCCTTAAAGTACTTGGAGTTCATGTCCTGCAAGCCTTCATTCACCACAAGGTTGTGCATTTTATCCTGCCACTTCAAATTGCCGTCTTTGTCGAAACACTGCAATTGGAATATACCACCGCCTTTTGCCGATTCTGGGGATTGAGTTTTTGCAACCAAGCCAGCAGTAATTTGCTCACCTGATTTAGCCTTGTCGTTGAACATCATTAATCCTTAATTTGAGCTACGAATAAGTGCTGATGTAGCAGTATTCTTAGGCATGGTAATAGCGAAGTTACTAGATGTTTTGTCAGATCCAAAGTCTAGCACTGTAATAGCTTTGTTTCCTTGGCTTGCGTTGTAAATTAAAGCGCATCTTGCAGTCACCGAAGAGCCAAACTCCACGTTGCTGAAGTTAACGTAAGCTGTGTCTTCCGAGGAAAGCAAAGTAACCCCAGTCATAGCAACTCCACCTGCCACGTAACCAGCGCCAGATACCTCATTAACCGTTGTATAGACGGTGGTTGCCTCATTGAGATCGGCGCTGGCTGAGTACAGAGCAATCTTTAAAGTGTCCACTGTTAGGTTGTGTACGGCTTGATAAAGTTCTAGTTTAAAGCTCGTAGTTTGAGTTTGAACGATTGAGCTCATGAAACGGCAATCCTAACTTGGCCATCGCGGTAGGCGTCCATCCTTTGTTTGCCATCGCCAAGATTTTTAAGCAATGCAATAGACTGGAAGTACATGTCTTGGTAAATTTTAACCAAGTCAGCCTCTCCCTTCATGTAGCGTATTGCTTCGATTAAAGCACCATTGAGAAGCGCTGAGTCGAAGTTTTCTCCAAGCCATGTTTCTCCAGCAGTCACAATAGACTCTGGATAGTAGTAGTAATGCAACTCTGTTGAGTAGCCGCTATTTGGGGTTGGCCCAACAATAAACACCAGCTCATTTACATCACTAGATCTGGGGCCAAAAATTGCATAGTGCTTTGGAAGGCCAGTTTGCGCTGACTTGGGATACGCTTCTCGAATGAAGTTTACGTCCTTGTTCAACAAGTAATAATAATCACCATCACCGTCAATCACTGCAATTGAATACGTGGACAAAAAATCCGTAGGGGCTTGCAGGTAGTTGCTGCCCGTGGTCAAGTTGCCAGTAACGTTTTTTCGTAGATTGGCTAACTGCACCGTGTTGTATATGCGCTGCTCGGCCTGCTGCGCAAACAATGCAAACTCATTCTCTGAGAACTGATTCTCACAGATGTTGGCAATAGAAGTTTTTAACTCGGCGTAGTTCATATAAACTTCAAGCCATTGGGCCTCGTGCCATTAATCCTTTTGTGGCAGCGCCAGTACCACGTATTTTAATGCCGCTAGTCTTAACTGGAGGTGCGTCTTCTTGCTTGCTGATATTGCCAACGCTCATGTTGACCGTATTCAAGTTACTGCCATTTTTACCTTTGCCGGGATTACTCTCGGCGCGGACAATTTTGCCAGTCATAGTGTGCGGCTTGGCGTAAACAGCGGCATCGCCAACTTCTTTGCCACCCATTTTTTTGCTGAATTTAGCCATGATTAGCCTCGCTTCTGGTTTGCAACTTTAGCCATACCGCGACCCATTGACAACATGTCTTCATTAGTTTTGCCGCCTTTTCCGTTCTTAGGCTTGCCCTTTTGAATGGCAACCATGGGGCCGCTATCGCCAAGATTTTTACCAACGGTACGACCTTTTTTGGCAACTCCGTCAGCAGATTTTGTAAAAGCCATGATTAACTCCTTAAGACTCTGTAACCAACACTGTACCAACATAACTCGTTGCGACCAAATAGTTTGGAGTCAACGAATTGTCAAAAAATTGAGCGCCGCCTACTGGTGCCCATCCCCACTGTATTGACCGGCTACCTCCACCAAGCGAGCCTCCAGAGGTTAATCCGGACGTTACATAGGTTGTATCTCTACGTGGATTCCTTACCGCCTGCGGGTCATCTATAGGGTACATCCCAATCTGTAGCTGTGGGTGATCTGGATCCCAGCATGCAGGACAAACAAGCAACTCGTACCGCTTAGTCTTGATAATTTCAATTTTCAAATTACGCAGCTTATATTGCTGACCGCACCGATCACATTCGGCAATTGACTTTTTGCCGGATGCAAATCTATTTCCCATTATGTGCCACCACCGATAAACATGCGCCTTGGAACAAATCTTACGGCTGCCTTTTCGCGATCTTCGCCAGCAGCAATTTCAAATGTTTCGTCGTACATCTGTTTAAGCATTTGTACGCGCGGCATCATTTCTGGCACCTTGACGGCAATGTGATATGCCAGTCCAGCTACAAGAGCGGGTAAAAAACGAAAGTTCATGTCCGCCGTCTCAATACCTGCGCCAGCATCTTGTACGCGGCGCAAACGCCAATAGACAAAGGTGTAGGGTGTTGTGCTGTCTGGTGTAGGCCAAACTGTAATTGCTGGCAATTGAGTTACATAAACGGTAATACCGCTTGTATGACTGGCCGCCGTAGTGTTAGCCTGTCCTCGAAAGCATTTACTCAACACGTTACCCGAGATGTAGTTGTAGTAAACAACCTCATTTTCCAGCTTGATAAAACCTGCCGCAGCCAGTCCGCTCGTAGAACTTAATGTAATCGTGGTGTCGGTACTGGCAATATTGCCACTTAGCGTAGATCCAGCCGGGTTTGTTTCTCCCGACATCCGCTGAATCATGACTTGAATCGGTCGAGCTTGCTGGATCTTGTTGGGAATAGTGGCGTAGGTGGAAACGCTAATACGCGTGATACTCAGATCGGCCTGAGTTGACGCTGTATTTGCACCAGTTCGAATGACGTGTTCAAGCAAATCAATGGTGTCAGCGGGTAATGCGTACGTGTTTAGACCTGGCGTCAAAGGAATGGTCCCCTGCTCCATCGTCCACATGTTGATTCCCTTGCTTTGCCACTCAATCGTCATTAGGTTCATGGATCGACGAGCCGTGCGCAAGTCATATCCAGTACGCATTTCCCTGCCAGCTCGCTCCCACGCCTCTTCAGCGATCTCCGTAAAATCCATGTTGAAGAGAGTTGAGCCGGTAGTTGTCATTTTGCAGTCTTTGCAGATTGAGTAAAGGACTGCTTAGTTGGAGCACCAGCTGAGCCGGGTTTACGCATTTTCTCGCCAGAGCCAGCAGCAATACGTTTACGCTTGGCATTGATGTTGCTATAGAGGCCGACTTTTCCGCCAGCGGCGTACTCAGTAAAGTCTGTATTGTCGCGGCGAGCCTTGCGCTTACCCCCGGGCATTTTTGATTCCGCAATCTTACCCATACCTCTACTTTGAAGCATCTCAGACCACCTTTCCGCGAGTTTTGCCTTTTACGGCACAGCCATCAGCACGCTTAGAGGCTGAGACAGAACCACCCTTGGCGTAACCCATATCGCTAATCTTCTTGCGATCCTTGGCGTCTTTGACTTCCTGCATCATCTCTTCCATTTGTGCAGGACGCTTAGTGGCCTTCCTGGGTATAGGAGCCATCTCGGGCTCCATATCACCCGTAGCTTGATCGTAGGCTTTCTCGGTGCGACGGCGCATTTTCATTTCGCGAACATCGTCGGGGGTCATGTCATTCATATCCATGTTCATCTCCTTTTAGTGCTTGCCGCCAGATTTCATCTTAACCATTGTTCCCTTGGTCTTGCCCTTGGTTTCGACGCCGCCGCCCTTGGCCATCTTTGCCATGCCGCCGTGCTTCATCCCTCCGGCCATCATGGAGCCGTCTGGCATTTTGTGGACCCCACCGCCCATAGCCATCTTAGCCATGCCGCCGTCTTTCATGCCTGCGTGTGCTTTGGATGCGGGTTTACCTGCGTGTTTGGCCAGAGCTGCTGGCATTTTGTCTTTGCCTTTAGCGGGGGCGTCAGCGCCTTTTTTCTTTGCCATCATGGCCATAAAGCCAGGGTTCATTTTGGAAGCCATAGTATCACCACCTTTAAAAATGTGCGGGGTTTGGCCGCGTTGGAAAAACATTTCCCCACTTTCGGTGGGGCACTTTTACTCTTTCGGGCCGCGGCCCGTCCAGCCACGAACCGTATCCGTTTCCCAAATCCGCAAGCTCGTCCAGATTATCGTAAAAATAGCAGCAACAGATGGGAGCATATTGGCAAGAGTCCCCAATACAGTGGCAATAGACAAGACGTCCACTAGGGGTTTTATGGATTCAGCGGCTTCGTTTTTCATGTCAGCATTTCCACGCTTTTAGCGATTTGTTGATGCGGCTGTTGGGGTCTTTAGCCGTTTTCTCGCTGGTCAACTTCTTTTTCATACCAGTCATCCGGGCGCAAAAAGAGTCGCGCCTGCTGCCGCCTTCGGGTTGAGGGGCCTTCAGACCGGGTTTGCCGGGGTTGGCTTTGTTGTACGACGCTCGGCCCTTCGCGTTCAGGCCGCCCTTGTCGGACTTGCCTTCTTTGCGCGTCCATGCTGCTGACTTTTCTTTAGCCATAGAAAACAGTTACTTTAGCGTTTGTGAGCACCGCGTAGGCATCTGCCAGAAACAGCACGCCCTCGCCCGGGATCGCTACGCTGAAGGGTTCGCCGCCACCTGTGGTGTTAAGCGTAAAAACAGTCGTACCGCTTGCGCCCCCATCCTTGAACACCACGCTGCCTACGATTGCGCCGGGCTCGACTAAGGCACCACGCACGCGAGTACGCTGACCAAAAATAGAACCCGATGCTGCCAGCGACGTGGCCTTGACGTCAGTTTGCATCATGTTTAAATTCTCCTATTAGCTAAGGGCCGCGCCGCCAGCAGTGACCCAAGCAGCACCCGTGCTGATAACAATACAGAACTCATCGTTGCCTACGCCATTATCAGAAATGATGTAGGCCGTGCCTGCGACTACGCTAGCAAAAGCTGGCAAATTGGCAGTAGTAACGACGGGGATTTGGAAGCCGTTGTCCGAACGGACTGGGCCAGAAAAGGTGGTTTTAGCCATGGTAGTTCCTTACATGCAAGTTGGGGCGTATCTGTCTGCATGTCGTCGGCCCGGAGCCGTCAGATACACCGGATAGTCCGGGGTGCCTTGTTTATATCACGCAAATGCTAAGCAATCAAGGTGTTTTAATCATTAACGGCTTGAGAACATCTTCTTCAAAACTACGGATAAACTTTTCAGACCCCACATGGGGCAAACTAATAGTTGGATCTAAATAAATTGTAAAACCTTCTTTAGCAGCTCTATCGCAGAACAAATAGTCTTCGCCGTAGTACTGGCCGTCAACTAATCCAAGATCAAAGATAGCGTGCTCGGTGCGATTTGTGACGTTATTCTCATAGGCCCACTCTGGATGCTTGTCGCGCATAGTTTCAAGCACATGTCGTTGGATCATCATAAAACCCGTACCGATTCTCTTGACTCGCATAAAACCACTTGCGTCAAACTCTAGTGCGCCTTGCTCGTTTAAGTGGTAGTCCAAAAAGAATTTCCTGTCCATGCCGCGACGAGGGTAAATACCGGCAGTAATGTCTTTACCAATACTTAGGGCTAATAGACGAAGCACTAAGTCAGCGGTTATTACGACATCCGCATCCACAAATAGCATAGTGTCCGCGTCTGATGCAAGAAAGTCTGCCACCAAACCATTGCGAGCCTTGGTAATCAAGGAGCAGTTGGAAAAGTGAGTGAGATATAACTTGACGCCTAAGCCTACGACTTGGACCGCCAAATTTGATAGCGCGAAAGCTGAGTCAATGTTTAATTTACCGTCGTAAGCTGGAATGCAAACCATGAGTTTGCGGCCCGATAGGTCTATGCTTTTTTCAATGTTGGCCATAAAGTTTGATTCGCACAGCTAATGCTGGAAAGTTGATGATGAGACGAATATAACTTACGCCCAAAGAAAAAGGGGCATAAAGCCCCTTTTTCGTAACGCATTTAAGCGCCTGGTGAACCGTAAACACCCAACGGATCGCTGACTCCAAACGAATATCGTTCGCGCGCCTTGTAGCGAACGTTGCCAGTGTCGAAATCACCGTCCATCGAGTTGCTCAATGGCGAACGCACAAAGTGCTTCAAACCGTTAGGCACATCGGTGCAGAGGAACCAGGCGTTCGTGTCTGTCAAGAAGTGATTAATAGCATAACCTTCAGGGATCGAGCCGTTGTTCTTCAGTGCATTCAGATCATTGTCAGCAGTGCCGACTCGCAAGTTGGTTTCCAGCAAGCGCGTAGCAACGAATTGCAGGGCAGGCGGAACAATCAGCTTACGTGGCTTGGCAGCAATCAGCAAACCGCGCTCATCGGTGTAGCCAGCGATTTGAATAACAGCGTTTTCCAACGATGTTTCGTTCAAGTCGGCTGCAACGCTAGGACGGTTACTGTTTGAGCCGCCAGAGATCAGCGGGTGGGCAGTTGAGAACAAAGAAACGCCATCACCGTAGGTAACACCGGCAGCAAAGCCAGTGTTCAGGATGTTGGCGGCCTTGACTTGCTTCGTGTAGGACATGGCGCGAGCCAGTGCCTTCGTGTAGCGAGCTGAAAGGCTGTCATACAAGTTATCTTCCACAGCTTCTTCGGTGATGGAAAAGCCCATCGCGATAGTTTCGTGGTTGTAACGAGCAGTCCATGCTTCTTGACCATTGTCATACTGGATTGCAGAACCCTCGTTCTTGACGGGAGCAGCGCTGAAACCAGAAAGTTTGGTTTCTTCTTCAAAACTACGCTCCGACGACTCGGTTTCGTAAATTTCTTTGTGCTCTTCGCTGTAACGAGCATACTCCAGACCGAACAAAGCGTTCAAGCCGGGGAGCAGTTCTTTCAGTAGTTGTGCGCGTGAGATTGCCATGATTTACTCCTTAAACACCGGTGGTGTTGTTGTATTGGTGGGTATTGATTTTCACCAGCAACTCGACGAATACGCCGGAGGCAGTGGCAGTCTCAGGGACTACATCAATAACACGCAATGGGATGGTGGCAGTACTGCCAGCGCCTGTCAGCGTTACCGCAAAAGCAGAGTTGCCGGTGGCAGCGGAACCAGCGTTCAGCACCAATGCAACATTGGAGCCAACATCAGCGCGACTAGCGGTACCCATTGTGGTGCCGCTTGTAACGACTGCCACTTTGAACAAGGCTTGTTGGTCATCAACAACATAGGCATAAGCCAAATTGCCAGAAGTAGAAGCCAAAGCAGGAATGTACTGAGCCTGAACCGTTTGACTGGAAGAGTTTACGTACTGACCGCCCACAACAACGCCGACGACATTGCCGGAATTGGTGGTAGTTGATTTAACAAGAAAACCATCGCCACCGACAAGAACCGTATCGCCATTAAAAATGGCGGTGCCGAAACCTGCTGCAACGGGGATTTGACGAATAGCGCCTGCGTATGGCTTGCCATCAACGGAGTTGATAGGGATTAGACCGTACGGAGCGCTGACTGATGGATAAGCCATTGTATTACTCCAAAAAAATTAAGTACCTCGACCGAAACTAACAGAAGACTTCCGATCTTTGAACATCGGCATCCTCGTGTCACTTTCACGCATGTAGTTGCTATCTACGGAGTTCATCTGCGACTCTGTTTGGTTATTAAAGTGCGCACTACGCTGCTCCACAAACTCAACTGGGGTTTTGCATAACAACAGACCGCCAACCTCAATTCCGCCGGGAAAGCTCTTATGACCAGGGCCAAACTGGCTGATTTCGGGGTGATCTGATGCCTTTACAGGCTCCCAACCTTCACGTAGTTTTCCGGAAACGTTACGAGGATCATCCTCGTTCAATGTGCTGATACGAATCCAGCGAAACGCATAACCCTCTTCCGGATTCGGATCGGGTAGAAGCTGCGCGGGCATCCAACGCTTTGGGCGCATGGAGACTTCGCGGTTTTCGGTATCACGCTTTGTACGATTTTGTTCACTCATTTTATTTCCTCATGTCTTCCGCTACCTTACGAGCATAGAGTTCCAAAGGAACACCAAGCCGCTTGGCGATTTCCACCTGCGATTTAGTAAGTACGACTTTTCTTGGCGCAGTACCTCTCGTTGCCGGTGCGACAACATTTGATGTTCTTGGCGAAGTAGGAGCATCCGCCAATTTCTCAGACTCAAAACGATCTGAGAAACGTTGACGCATTTCTGCGTCGATTCGTTCGTAGTATTTGTCACTAGAAGGATTAATTCGCTCTTCCTGCGTCAAATCTTCATGCAAAGCCAGTGCATAACTTGTCATGCGCCGGTCTTGCCCAAACCATTTGTTTCTACTTTGCCATTCTAAAGCCTTTTCGTCAACACTTTGTTTTGCTGGCTGTTGACGCAAACTCTCCGGCAACTGAACGGCGCTGTCATCTGGCGCTTGCGCAGGCTTGAAATTACTAACTCGGTCGAGTTTCATTTTGACCGATGTCATTTCCTCTTGAGCGGCAACTAAAGCGTCAGAATCTCCTGATTCATAAGCCGCCTTGTACTTACTCTTGGCCTCACTCATCTCATTGGCGACAACTTTCTTGGCCTGCTCAATAAGAGCAAGCTGCCCCTGAGACAAAGAGCCTTTGAGTTTTTTATTCTCTTCGGCCATCTGCTGAGCAAAACGCAAAGCCTCTTCTCGCAGACGCTCAGCAGATTCTTTGGCTCGCCGCTCTTCGTGATACCCCTTGGTAAAGTGCTGAATTCGCTTTCGTACGCCCTCGTCGTACTTGGCTAGTTCATCGTCACCCATATCCTTTGGAGCTTCGTCCATTGGCTTGCGGTTTCGATCTTGACTTGGAACGTCGTCAACAATTTCAATCTCTGTTTCGTCAGATTCAATTGGTTTATCTTCGTCTTGAAGGTTTACAACTTTTCCACCGGCACGAGAATTTTTTTCCTCGTTTTCATGTGGAAACTCAAATTCAACTTTTTCAAAATCAGCCATAATTTTTCCCCTTAAACGCGACTAATGCCACGAGGATCTTCAACAACCGCCTCAACGCTGTCGTCGTTAATCAGGCGAAACTCTTTGCCGTGGATTTTAATACGTGTGCCAGTATTAGGCCGTACCATAATAAAATCTCCGGCCTTGCACGACGGGCCGGATGGGAATCTCTTCTCATCTCCGTAGGCATCTGGGCCAACCTTTACGACAAACAATACAGGAGATAATAATTCTTCAAAGTGAATAGTTGATCCAGTTTTTGCAATGCCATTTTCATATTTGTCCTCTGCATCCGGGAGGACGCAAAGTAAATGAAACGTAACAGGATTGGGTAGTTGCTTAGCCTTCTCGTCTTCAGTTTTATTTAGAATACCCGATAGGTCTACCGCTTGAATATCAAATTTAGTCATCGTTGATTTCTTTCATTTTTCGCACGAGGTCGGCAATTTCAAGTTGTGCGGCTTGCAGGCCCCGGATTTGACCGCACACTTCTTTATAGGCGTCGTAGGTTGTAGCACTACCACGTCCTAAAAAATCAACGAGTTCCATCCGCCGCTCTTCTAGTTTGAAGTGCAGGTGGTCTAAGATTTGACTACTCATTCATGACCTTTACTATTTAGTTATTGGGAAGAAGGCTGATTAACAATCTTCATCAACTGAGCTTGGAGTTTGATCGCATCGGTCTCTTGTTGATGTTTAATTTTTAAATCATGCTCT